TGTCGTTTAACATCCTCTTTCTCGACGAGTTCGCGTTTGTGCCAAATCACGTTGCTGACTCGTTCTTTGCATCTGTTTATCCTACTATTACTTCTGGTAAAAACACCAAAGTAATTATCGTATCCACCCCACATGGTATGAATCATTTCTACCGTATGTGGCACGATGCCGAAAGAGGTAAAAATGAATATATTCCGACAGAGGTACACTGGTCTGAAGTTCCTGGCAGAGATTTAGTATGGAAAGAACAGACAATTGCAAACACATCAGAAGAACAGTTTCGTGTTGAGTTTGAATGTGAATTTTTAGGATCTATTAACACACTAATTAATCCATCAGTTCTTAAAAGTTTAATATATGAAAACCCAATACAGAGAAATGCTGGATTAGATGTTTACGAAGAACCAATCGAGGATCACAATTATTTACTGACAGTAGACGTTGCACGTGGATTGGGCAATGATTATTCTGCATTTATTGTTGTTGATATTACAGAATTTCCATATAAAATTGTTGCAAAGTATAGGAATAATCAAATAAAACCGATGCTGTTTCCCAGTATTATTGCAGATGTTGGAAAAGGATATAACAATGCTTGGTTGTTGGTAGAGGTCAATGATATTGGTGATCAGGTTGCTAGTATTCTTCACTATGATTTAGAATATGAAAATATCCTCATGTCATCAATGAGAGGTAGAAATGGTCAAGTTGTTGGTCAAGGATTTTCTGGAAGTAAAACTCAACTTGGAGTTAGAACAACATCTGCTGTTAAAAAACTTGGGTGTTCCAATTTAAAAACTCTTATTGAAGACTACAAATTACTTACTCTTGATTATGAAATTATTTCGGAACTCACAACATTTGCCCAAAAGCACAATTCTTTTGAGGCAGAGGAAGGATGTAACGATGATTTGGCAATGTGCCTTGTTCTTTTTGCTTGGTTAGTCGCACAAGACTACTTCAAAGAGATGACTGAGAATGATGTTAGAAAAAGGATATATGAGGAGCAAAAAAATCAGATAGAACAGGATATGGCACCATTTGGATTTATTTCCGATGGATTTGACAATGACTCAACTTTTGTAGATAAGTCTGGAGATAGATGGTTTACTGATGAATATGGCGATATGTCTTATATGTGGGATTACAAGTAATGGATTTTGATGATCAAATAGAACTTGAACACTTATTGTTCTTTGATCGTAAATGTAGAGTGTGTAAGAAGGTTAAGAGTTTGATGGATGATTACTATCTGACCAGAAGGGATAGGGGAACATTACCATCTGCATACTCATATGAATGTAAAGAATGCACTATAAAAAGAGTTAAGTCAAAAAAGAAAAAGAAGTTGGATTGGGAATATCCCGATTGGTAGATATTCACGCACGGTTTCCCCGCTGAAAATACCCTTTTCCATAAATATTTTTAGATAAATTTGGATTGCGAGGAAAAACAAGATGCCATTAAATTTAGCATCTCCTGGGATTATGGTAAGGGAAGTAGACCTTACTACTGGAAGGGTTGATCCTACTTCCGCAAGAATTGGCGCTCTTGTTGCACCTTTTGCACAAGGACCAGTCGATCTCCCAACTTTAATCGGATCAGAGAAAAATTTACTTGATAATTTTGGCAAACCATATAATAATGATAAGCACTATGAGCATTGGTTAACTGCATCTTCATTCTTGGCATATGGCGGCCAAATGAGAGTTGTTAGAGTTGACGACGATGATCTTAAGAATGCAGTTTCTAACGGATCTGCAATTAAGATTAAAAATATTGAGCACTATGAGCAACTTCAATATGATGAGAATATTATTGCCGGTGGTCAAGTTGTGGTTTCTAAAAACCCAGGTTCTTGGGCAAATGGAATCAGAATTGGTATCATTGATGGATTAGCAGATCAAACTTTAACTGTTTCATCAACTTCAGGATTATCTGTTGGTCTTGGCGTTTCTCAAGCTGTTCCTGCAAATACTCAAGTTTCTGGAACAGGTGATGCAGCAGGAACAGTAGTAACTATTGATGGTTACTATAAGGGAATCATCACTGGTGTAGATTCTAGCAACAATAAGATTAACGTTAAGTTTGTTTCTCACGTTTCTGCAGCAGGAACCGAAACTACCATAGATTATACTTATAATGGAAAGTATAAGTTCTCCACTGGAACAACAGACTTTGTAGGTGCTGGTGCAGGATCAACTTCTGTAAACATTACAAGAGGAGCACTTGGATCGTCAGCAGCATCTGCTACTGCTGGAGATTCAATTAATGCATATTTCTTAAGTTCATCATTGGTAGTTGATAATGCCGGTGGTTTATCCCTTTCTGATACTGGAACTTCTATCGGCATTGCAACCGCTGGTGTTAGTGTAGGTGCAGGAAACTTCCTCGTAATCGGAAGTGAGTTAATTAGTTTGGCATCTGCAACCGTTGGTGTTGGTCAAATTACCGGTATTACCAGAGGTGCAGAATCAACAGTTGCAACAGAACATGTCGATGGTGCGACAGTTAAGTATTTGACTAAAACAACTGCTGTTGCAACAGTAACTGCAGATATTTCAGGTTCTGCCACGAATGTTGGATTAACAACAACTGCAACTGGTCTCGGAACCGATAGAGTTAATGCTGGCGGATTCTTACAAATTGGATCCGAGTTTGTTTCTGTTAGTGCTTTTCTTGATGGTAACACATCGCAACAAACAGTATCTGTTGTAGCAGATTGGTTTGATGCACAGGAACTTCATGTTTCCAAAGAAGTGTCTGGTAATACCACTACCGTAAAAACAATTAAGTGGAACACTGTTGCAGAAAGACCAGGAACTTCTCAATATGCATCTGATAGAGGTTCAAGATTCGATGAACTTCATGTAGTTGTGATTGATGGTGAAGGAAAGATTACTGGAAATGCTGGAACCATCCTTGAAAAGCATTTAAATCTTTCTAAAGCAAAGGATGCAACATTCTCTGTTGGATCTCCCTCATATTGGAGGAAGTATCTTCAATCAAATTCTTCTAACATTTTTGCTGGTGGAGCACCTACTGGTCTTGCCGCATTAGGATTTAGTTCTGGATTCACCGCAGTAACTGACACCGGATGGGATCAGACTGCAGAAGATGCTGTTAGTGGTCCTATTATTTTTGGTGGAACTGGAACTAAAAATTATACATTAACTGGTGGATTAGATTATGATGGTGGTTCTGATATTGAAGCATCTGGAGCACTTGCACCATCACTGGATAAATTAGTTTCTGGGTATAATATTTTTGAAAATACAGAAAATTATTCTGTAGATTTCTTAATCATGGGTTCCGCTAACTATGGTTCAGCACAAGCAGCAGCACTTGCAACAAAGTTGATTGCAGTTGCTGATAAGAGAAAAGATGCCTTGGCATTCATCTCACCATATAGAGGTGCATTCTTATCAGATTCTGCGGTCGGAACAGTTACTGTTAACAATGATGAAACCATTACTGATAATGTATTAGGTTTCTATGGTGGAATGACATCTTCATCATATGCAATCTTTGATAGTGGTTATAAGTACATGTATGATAGATTTGCAAACACCTTCCGTTATGTTCCTCTGAATGGAGACATTGCTGGTCTTTGTGCCCGTAATGATATTGATAACTTCCCATGGTTCTCACCTGCAGGAACTACAAGAGGTGCAATTCTGAATGCAGTCAAACTTGCATATAATCCATCCCAAGAACAGAGAGATAGACTCTACTCCGCAAGAGTAAATCCAGTAATCTTCTCACCTGGATCTGGTATTGTTCTCTTTGGTGATAAGACAGGTCTTGCCAAGTCGTCAGCATTTGATCGCATCAATGTTCGTCGTCTCTTCATCTATCTGGAAGATGCAATTTCTGCAGCAGCAAGAGATCAACTTTTTGAATTCAACGATGAGATCACAAGAACCAACTTTGTAAATATCGTCGAACCATTCCTCCGTGATGTTCAGGCAAAGAGAGGAATTCAAGATTATGTTGTTATTTGTGATGAGACAAATAACACTGCTGCGATTATAGATAATAATGAATTTATTGCTGACATCTACATCAAACCTGCAAGATCAATTAACTTCATTGGTCTTACATTTGTTGCCACCAGAACTGGTGTTTCATTTGAAGAAGTTATCGGTAACGTTTAATTTAGAGGTTTAAAGAAAAATGCCTAGTCGCCAACAACGTAATACCTCACCAGTAAGAACGATCAGTGATTTTAAGAGTAAGTTAACTGGTGGTGGTGCAAGACCCAATCTATTTGAAGTTGAATTAGCATTCCCATCTTCGGTTGCTGTTGAAAATGATGTTCTCCAGAAGTCAAGATTTCTTGTAAAGGCAGCAGCTCTGCCTGCCTCTACAATTGCTTCTGTTGATATTCCTTTCAGAGGTCGTATTCTGAAAGTTGCAGGAGATAGAACATTTGAAACATGGACAATCACTGTCATCAATGATGTTGATTTCTCAATTCGTTCTGCTTTTGAAAAGTGGATGAATACAATTAATAGAATGAGTGATGCAACTGGTCTTACTAATCCAGTTGATTATCAGAAGGATGCAATCGTTAAGCAACTTGATAGAGATGGTTCTGTTCTCAGATCTTATAAGTTCTGGGATATTTTCCCAACAAATCTTTCTGCAATGGATCTTAATTATGAAACAACTGACACTATTCAAGATTTCACAGTAGAACTCCAAGTTCACTGGTGGGAAGCATTTAGAGGAACTGCTGATCAAGCAGGTGGAGAAGATATCAACTAAATAGTAAAATAACAGTCTAGTCAGTTTATACTATGGCAAAACTTTTTGGTTTTTCTATTGAGGATTCAGAAAAAAAATCCAAAGGTATAGTTTCCCCCGTTCCTCAAAATAATGAGGACGGGGTTGACAACTATATAAGCAGTGGATTTTATGGTTCGTATGTAGATATTGAAGGTCAATATAGAACAGAATTTGATTTAATCAGAAGATATAGAGAAATGTCGTTGCACCCAGAGTGTGACAATGCTATCGAAGATGTTGTCAATGAGGCACTTGTCAGTGACCTTTATGATTCACCTATTGAGATTGAACTTTCAAATCTCAATGCAACAGACAAGTTAAAAAAGGCAATCAGAGAAGAATTTAAATACATTAAGGAACTTCTTGATTTTGATAAAAAATCACACGAAATCTTTAGAAATTGGTATGTTGATGGTAGATTATACTACCATAAAGTTATAGATCTTAAAAAACCTCAAGAAGGGATTAAAGAATTGAGATTCATTGATCCCATGAAAATGAAGTTTGTTCGCCAAGAAAAGAAAAAAGATAAAACAAATGTTTTAATTAATCCAACAATCACTGGTCGTGATAACGAAAATAACATATTAGCACCAGAAATTGAAGAGTATTTTGTATACACACCAAAACCACAATATCCAACTAATAACTACAGCAGTGGTGGAGCAAGTAAAGGTGTAAAAATTGCAAAAGACGCAATCACATATTGCACTTCCGGATTGGTTGATAGAAATAAGGGTTCAGTTCTTTCATATCTTCACAAGGCAATTAAGTCACTCAATCAACTCAGAATGATTGAGGATTCTCTCGTTATCTATAGATTATCAAGAGCACCAGAACGTCGTATTTTCTATATTGATGTTGGCAATCTTCCTAAAGTAAAGGCAGAACAATATCTTCGTGACGTTATGATGCGTTATCGTAACAAGTTAGTTTATGATGCGAACACTGGCGAAGTTCGTGATGATCGTAAATTCATGAGCATGATGGAAGACTTCTGGCTCCCTCGTCGTGAGGGTGGTAGAGGAACTGAAATCTCCACGCTTCCAGGTGGTCAAAATCTTGGCGAACTTTCAGATATTGAATACTTCCAAAAGAAACTTTATCGTTCACTTGGAGTTCCCGAATCAAGAATTGCTGCCGATGGTGGATTTAATCTCGGTCGTTCTTCTGAGATTTTAAGAGATGAACTTAAGTTTGCCAAGTTTGTTGGTCGTCTGAGAAAAAGATTTGCTCAGATGTTCAGTGACATGCTAAAAACTCAATTAATTCTCAAAAATATTGTATCTGTCGAAGATTGGGATAAAATTAATGATCATATTCAATATGATTTCTTGTATGATAATCAGTTTGCAGAATTAAAAGAAACTGAAATGCTCAATGAGCGTCTTGG